GCCAGTAGCGCCTGCTGCACCCGTTGGGCCAGCCACGCCTCTATCTACCGTGACAATTTGGGTTGTTGGCGGTGTGACAACTACATTGATATTGTTGCCATCGGCAACGCTGACTACTAAGTTTGCCATTAGTTTGTGACTCCATCAGAGCGCACGAGAAACAGCAAGAAAATTATGCTGTCATCAGCAGGCGTGGTGCCAGATGCTGGAAAAGCTATTTTTAGTCTGCCACTGAATCCTACGCAGTTTGTTGCATTGATGTCTAGCTGCGTATCGTTGGATGCCACGCTCCAGGTTGACTCGTCAATCAGCAGGGTAAACGTGCCAGAGGCATTGACACGGTTAGATATCGTTAAAGCAATTGGGCTAGGAGTTGTAACCGTGTAATCGGCAATGTCAAATGTCAACCCGTTGCGGGTGTCAATGATGTTTGTGACTGCTCGGCGCAAAATTGACGCATCAATTGTGGCCCCGGTTAAATCAACTGCAGTGCCAGCCGTGTTGGTGAGCGCAAGATTCCAGTAAGTTTTTTGGTTGTAAACCAACTCGCCAGCAATGATGCTGTTGCTAAAGCCGCTGACTTGCGCCAGGGTATTCTTGTTAAAGATTGCCAAGACTGATTCCCCTTCCTCGGGTAGTGACGCTCCCTACTAACTCGCAGGGCTACGATTCTTGTACTGTAATTCTACCCGCAAAGATAAATGCAAGCAACTTGTTTAACCTCAGTTGACGAAATAAAAGTCACATTTTCTCGTGATTTTGCCACTGTTATGCTTCTAACAATGTCGTCTGGTTGCTTCATACCTTTGCCAGGCATTGAACTTGTTACGATCATATCGCCAATTTGCAGATTGCCACCTTCTCCGCATACGTTAATTTGTCCTTCTCCCAAGGCATTCATCGTAATAACTTTGTGCGTAAGTGCAAGGGATGCTACTTCCGGTTTTGGATTAACGGTTACTATTTCACGTTCGGTTTCTATGCCCATCTCCATGACTGTCTCAATAGTAATTGTTGGATCATCTTTTAAAGCAGCAGGTAAAAATTCAACATCAAGCAGCCGTGAACTTCCTACCAACATTCCTACAACGCCCTTTTGATTTGGGCTGCTGCTAGTTTCCACAAAACATATTGTGTTGCTAAAATTTTTGCGTGCTGCAACTCCGCAATCTATAACAATGTCGCCTTCAGTTATTGTTGCATCTATAGGTATAAGCGCATCGTGCGCCCCAGTAAATGGCCCATAGTTAACGCCTGCCCCGTCTGCATAAAAATCGTAATTTATTGTGGTACCTACAATGCCGCTTGTATTTAAATTTCCTGTAGCGCCACCAAAGCATTGCCCCAAGATTGCGTGACTAGCGCCACCATATGATGCATTACCTCGTCCATAAATGCCGACATTATTGCAAAGGGCATTCATGAATATGCCAGTATAAGCCGCATCGGAATTTGAACTATACATATATCCCGAGCGAATATTTCCACTAAATATATCTCCTATCAACATACTCCCGTAAGTGTGGATAGCCCAATCATTAACAGTAATTCCAGTAATTTGTAATGCAATTGGAACAGCACCCGAACTTTGTCCTAGTCTCATCACAAAACCATTTGTTGATGTCATTGTGTAAGTGTTGGAACTTATTGAACCCGCTGTAATTGTCCCGAGATCGGCGCTAATTGCTGATAGATTGCCAACTTTCAGATTTGACAAATATGGCGTGTTCCAAATTGTTTGATTAGCAACTGGATAGTAAATGCCATCGCTTTGAAACATTGCCTGCGCTGCTCCAGGGGTTTGCACGGCATAAGAAAATGCGGTTGCAGACGTAGGCGAGAAACTGGTTGTGTTTGGCAAACCTGTCCCAGCAATAGTGACTGCCGAGCCGGTGACTGTTGGATTGCCAGCGTATATGGCGTAGCAGATCACTGCGCTGTTGCCTGTGGCACCAGTAGCGCCTGTGCTTCCTGTAGCGCCGTTCTGAGCGATTGCCTGCAGGCTAAAGCCGCTGGCCCATGACACAGTTGTCGTTGTCGTCCCGGCAGATGCTGAGATACTGGTGCTGGCTTGCCAAAGGTAAGTGCTTGCCGTGCCTGGGTTAGCAGGTATTGCCACCGTCCAGCCGTTGCCGCCTGTGTACGATGCGTTAGATGCGGTTGCCCATGTCCAAGTTGAGTTACCGCTTGGGTTGCCTGGCGTGCTGTTTGCCCACTGGTATAGATACACGATTGCGGTTTGCGTGCCGACTGTGCCTGTTGGTGCCCAGACTAGCCCAGAACTTGTGCCGCTAATTTGCGATTGCGAAATATCGTTCGCAGCAATGAAGCCAAAATAATATGTTCCTGCTGGCAATATTAAATTTAAAAATGTAAATGTTGTGCTTGGCGTTAAAGGTGTCGAGGCTGACGAAACAAAAGTATCTAGCAGAGTCCATTGGCTTGCTGTAGGCGAGGAATACGTAGAATAAAACAATGTCAGTCTTGTTGTCCGTCCTATGCTTGGCGTTGTAATTTGGATATCAAATGAGGGTACATTGTTAGTCGGGCGTGATGCGCTAACCACAGGTGCGCTAAGTGCCGAAAAGAAACTTGCAGACGACAGATTGCTGTTTGGTGCTGGGCTGTATTGAGTAATTGCAACATCGTCATAAACGGCAGCGTTGTATTCTGACAATTCTAGACTTGCGCCAAGATTTCCGTCTGGCAACGATATCTCGCTAACTTTCATTGCCCGAAATAACTTAGCACTCCAGCCGTAGCTAGTGTTTGTAATTGACACTACATCGCCAGCATCTAGTTGTATCGCGGGATATGCTGCATTGATGGTGACAATTAAATCTTCTCTGGCCTGCTCAAGCACTCGGTTTGCCAGATAACTAACTTGCACAGACTCGTTTATCAAATCAAAATTGCAAGAAAATTTATTGATCGGCTCGTTGGCATATAGCAAATTAGCAGGGGTTTCTAAATAAACCAAATCCCGCTGATCTCGGTTTACTTTGTTAGGGAATTGCGCTTCAATTTGATTGATTGAATTTGTAATGTCTGTCAGACTGACTTTAATTTCGCCAATGATGTTAGTGTCGTCAAAAGCGTAGGATGTGCTTTCTGCTTTATTGATGACAATTGACCATTTACCAAAAGTTGCGTTATAAGCATTCCAAGAATCGCAGGCCAGCATAATGCGATCAATGTTAGCTAAGACATTTTGCCCCGTGTCTAGGACGCCGTTGATGCGATACCTAGCCTGGGTTGCTGGGTTGCCGCTGCTATTAGTAAAAGTAATCGTCTGATCGGCGTAGGTGTTGAGTGCCGTGGCTGATGCGCTGTCAATCAAACCTGCCACCATGCCGCCGCCGTAAACATCATTGCCCAAATAATCTGCCCAAACATCGCCAGGTTTTGCAACGCCAGTGCCATTTAGATTTTGCGTGACGTTAAAGGTAATTGGCTGTAGATTTGTTGTGCCAGCATCTTGGCTGTAAATAAGTTTAACAATTGCAAAGGCCAGCCCGTTCATTTGCCGGGTTCCTGTCCAGCGTTCAGCAGATGCAATGTCAGAGCCGCCCATGTAAGTGCTTGGCGCTGTGCCTGTAACGTTTGTGATTACCCCAGCATTGGTGGATGTGTACAAATTGATAAAAAGAAAACCATTGATTTTTGTATCAACATTGCCAGCACCGTCTGTTAAGCTGACAACTTTGGTTAAATCGCTGCCATCAAAAGCAACCAAACGGTCGCCGTAATAAAACTGTGTGCGATCAAAACTAAATTGCCCATTAGGGCTAATGCTGCTAATTGCCAGCACGTAGTACATTGTTTTTTGATCTGTGGTTAAAACAGCATCAACAAATGTGCCGCCCATAAAAGCACTGCCATATACAATTGGAATTGAGTTGGTGGTATTGGGTGCTACCTGCTGTCTAACGCCCTGATCTACGGGTTGGTTTGCTGATGGATCATTTGGCGCAAACACCCGACTGACAACATAGCTGACGGCAAAATTAACAGCAAAAGTAGCGGCTGCTGTTGCAAATGCTGCGCTTGCCTCGGCTGCTGTTAATAAACTTGCTGCATACGCAATAAGTGTTGCAACCATTTAATGCACCCTAAAGAATGTTGCTTGCATTGGCGCATAACCTCGCTTGGTGTAATCAATCCAAGTATTTTTAGCCATTACAGCGGTTACGGCTACATCAATGCGCCCATCGTCAATTAAGTCTGTTGCCAGCCGATCAAATTCTTTCCAAAGCCTACCGCCCACGGTTCCGTTTCTATGCTCTGGTTTTACCCACCAGGCCAGTTCGTGCAGTTCGTAAACATCTGGGCACCAGACATTGGTGGTAATCAGTGCCGCAATAAATCCTCTTGACTCGTTGTCAATCAAAACAAATCCACGCCCTGCCATCATTTGCGTCATTAAGTTGGCAACGTGCGCCTCATCATGTGCTGCTGCCGCTTGCAATGCTGGCACAGGCGTCTGCGTGCTGTAGTCGCGCATCATTTGTAGCAATGCAGGCATATCGTGCCTGTTAGCTTCACGGATCATCCGCTATCCCTCCCGCCTTCGAGGAAAGTTGTTTGGACGTTTGATGTGTTGCTACTGACAGTTGCAGATTGCGGCGGTTTGCCAAAGTCAAAATACGTGGCTGCAATCACCGGCACTCGGTTCATGCTAGTGTCTGCTGCATAAATAAAATTCCACGCCTTGGGAGTCGTTTTAATGCCTTGGATGCGGTTCTCTAGGATAGTTCTAAAGCTGGCGCAGGTAATGCCTACCGTGGCGATTCTTGTTCTTAGCTGATCGTTGAAATCTTCAGTAATAGAACAGTTGCTGACAATGCCGGTATATCGTGTAAACCATTGCTGGCTTGGCGTCATAATAATTTGATTATTGCTATCTAAAAATCCACGATAAACAAATATTTCACTGCCTTTAATATTAGCTGCAAGTACTAGCGCAACATTAGTGCCGTCTACACCAGTAAGAGAAATTGCTAAATCGGCGCTGCTGGCTTTAATATTTCTGTCAATTGCGCTGATGGATAGCAAGCTGCCTAAGTTGCTAAACGTCATGCTGTCCACGGTAATCGGTGCAGCGGCATTGCAAAAATAATAAGTTTGCGTGCTGGTAACTAGCCGAATAAATTCGGCTTGGATAATGGATGGGCTGCTCAATGCAGCCATTGTGGTAGTCATCCGACAATGTCCTCAATAAACACAAAGTCACCGTCCCACTGGACAAATGCGCCCGAGGTCATCGGGTTAAGTGTGTAGGTAGGACATTGTGCTGCCAGCAGATAAAACGTGCAGGCCGAGCCAACTGCTGTTAATGTGCCTGTTGTGGGCGTGCCAATTACAGGGCGGTGCAAGGTGACGCTGACTGTAGAGCCGCTGCCTCGCAAAACTTCAGCAGTAACTTTGTACGGGTACACGCCAATTTGAAGAAAATCACCCGCCGCAAACACCACAGTACCTGCTGAAACGCTTGGCAGGTTGCCAACTGTGATTGTGGTGGCGTTGGCTGCTGGCACTGCTGCAAGCGTTAGGGCTGCTGCCTGCCCACTTGTTAAGCCGCCTTTATATTCGTCAAACCAACTCAACAAGCTGCTGGCAAAGGTAATTGTCTCGGGCAATTGACGATCTTTGTTGTCAATCACTTGGATAATGTTACGTACTTGCGGATAGTACAGATACGAATGTGGCCTGACGGTGAATGACCACGGCACAGACGTTAAATATTCAGCAACCCGCACTTGGCCTGATCTGCTGACTTGCTGGCCGACAGTGCGCCGGTTCTGTACGCTAATGCTTTGGCTGATTTCAAAGATGGTTTGGAAACTCATGTTCTTCCCCTGCCGAGCGATAAGTTTTTGGCTCCGTAGGCGTTTGCTGCCCAGACTGCTTTGCTGCTGCCCAGGATGCGATCTTCAAATGACTTGGTATCAATTGCTTGGATATTGTAGTTGGTGATGTTGTTGGTTGAGCCGCCCATCATTGCCATTGAATGGTTAGGAACAATTGTGCCAGCCGTCCTCGGAACAAACAATTCCGGGCCACGTTCGCCAACCATTGAGGGCACTCCAACCGGCGGGTCGCCGCCATTAGCATAACCGCCTCCAGGTTGCATTGGAATTGTTGGCGATCCTGAAAATGCTGCAACGGCAATTTTTCCCAACATAGAAAACAAATTAGTTGCAGATGCCCGTAATTGAATTGCCAGCATATCTTTAATAATAGAGCCGGCAAAATCTCCAAAATTTAATTTGCCAGTAGTTACAAATTCGTCCAAGGCTTTAGTCATGCTGCCCATCATTGAGTCAAATGCTTTACCGCCAGCTTCAAAACTGGTTTCCATGTCTTTGCCAAAGGTATCCATGCGGAATAGAAAACCTTCCATCATGCCGCCTGATTTTTGATCTTTTAATATCTGCAAGCGTTCCTTGGCTAGTGCAATTGTTATTGCTAAGTTTCTGTTTTCTAAGTTATAAGCTCCTTCTTTTGCGTCCTCAGTTAATTGAGTATTTTTGTAAATACTTAATACTACTTCGTCATGCTTGTATTTTATCTGTAGCAATTCTTTTTCTAAGTCCACGTCTTCTTTTTTCATGTACCTAGATTTTTGATCTATTAAAAATAATTCTTGAGCCATTTCCAAATTAACCAATTGCGCTCTAGATTGTGCTGCAATATCGGTTATGACTTTTTGCCGTTCCCCTCTTCTAATTTCTTCTTTATTAAATATTTCGTTTATTTCATTTGTTTGATCTAAGTTGCGTTGCGCTTCTTCTTCTCTATATTTATCAGCACGCGCTTTTTTATTTGCATAATATTCGGCATCAATTTTGCCTAAATTTAAAGTCAACTGCAAAGCATTTGCACCTACAAATTGATTTTCTTCAAGTATATTTTTTTGCTTATTTTCTAAAATTGCTTGCGCTGTTTTGCCTTTGTATTCTTTTTCTATTTTTTGTTCTTCGCTAAGAAATGCAAATTGTAATTTACCCTGATCATCGTTATATTTTACAATTGCAGCAAATTCATTTTCTAATCTGAGTTTGTCTAAATCAAATTCTTTTTTAATTGCTTCTTGTTTGTATTTGTATTTTAATGCCGCTATTTTTTCAAGATAATTTTTGTCAATGCCTAACAATTTTTCTTTTAATATGTTGGCGTTTACTGATTCAAATCTGTTTTCTTCGGTAATGTTTTTTTGTTTTATTTCTAATCTTGCTTCGGCATACGCTTTGTTTTGTTCTTGCTTTATTTGATTAGCTTCTAATTCATAACTTTTTATAAGATTATTTGTTACCGCATATTGATTTGCTAATTTTGCTTTTTCTAATTCAAAATTCTTTGCCAAAACTTCTTTTGGGGTTTTTACTTCACGTTTTACATCATCATCTGGCGTGACAATCCGAGGATCTTGAAAACCCGTCCCCATGCGTTGTGTTTTTGTTTCGTTGCCTAATAATTGCTGTTGAAATGCATCTAATTCTTCTCTAGCTTGTTTACGTTTTTTGTTATATTCTTTTACGTCTTGAGCAAATTTGTCAAAGCCTTTTTGTAATTTCCCTATCATTAAATATAAGGTTAAAGTTTCTAAACTTTTTATTGCGTGTGCAATATCATCCGAAAAACCTTTAGTTATAAATGCCAAGTCTGACATTCCATGTGCAATTGTTTTAAAAACTGAACCAAAAACAACACCAAAAGCACTGGTTTCTGATGATGCTAATTTCATGTAATCAGCAACAGCTTTTAATTGAGGCCCAATTGAGGTAAGAATTAACAGGGCAATATCTCTGCCGATGCTCCTAAAAGTGTCAAATGCTTCTGCTGCATTTTTGATTGCCTGCTCTTGCTCAAGGGTTGCGCCAGTGCCTTCTCTCAAACCTCTAGCAAAGTCAACCATGTCCACGCCTTTAGAAGATTTTCCAAATGCGTCAGCAGCCCGAGCGTTTCGGGTTAGTGGATCTTCCATGTCTGCTATTGCTTGAGTTGTTTTTTGCAACAACTGCTGGGTAGACATACTGCCAATGTCTTGAAGTGATATGCCTAAATCGCTAAAAGTTTTTTGTCCTTCAAATGAGCCTTTTGCCGCTTTGTCTACAAAATCGGTAAAGCTGGCAATCATCTTCCCAGCGTTTTCACCTTTGCCTCCAGAATTTTCCAAAGCATTGGTTAATTTAATAATTGAGTCAATAGCAATATCATTCGCTGCTGCTACATCTGCAATTTCATCAGCATAGGTAATCGCTTTAAAAGTCGCCGCAACAAAGGCAGCAGCCAACACTGCCACAGCATTTTTAGCCACGCCAATTGCTGCTGCGCCAAAGTTATCTAATTTTCTGGACGCAGCGTCAATGCCCGTGACAAATTCGGCGCTGTTTAGGCCAAGGGCTACACCGAGCCGAGCAATGTTAGCCATGATTAAATCTTCCTTTGCTAAAGCCTGGTGCCTGCACCATAAACGCTAACAGGCTGTCATTGGCCTGCGCTGCAAGCTGTTCCTGGCTTGCTGGAGGGTACAGGTAGTCATGCACTGCGCCGAGCGTGCCTGCAAGCCTGTACGGGGCTGCGTGGGGGGGACGGATGTAGTTGAATACGCCGGTTGTCAATACTGCAAGCTGCGCCAGCAGGCCATGATTGCCAATTACCCCGTCAGCGTACATTGTTTGGATTTGCAGCATGGTGATTTGATCTAGGGCAGCAATTGATTCTGGTGTATGCCCGTTGAAGACCATCGCCGCTGCGACTTGTTCTTTCAACGAGCCAATTAGTTTCCCCGGCTCTCCTTATAGCCTGGGCTGATAACTTCATTAATCTTTTCTACCAAGGCCAACTGGACGCTCAAAGGCCATTCCAGTTCAATTTCAGCGTAGGTAATGTCGTCCAGTGTATTAGCCGGGTTTTCTGGTTGGAGCAGGCGAATCATTTCGGTGATGCGTGCCTCCATCATTGCCTTGTTTGTAGCGGCCTCTCGCATTGAGCGCCCAGACACGACAACATCGTTTTCTGAAAAAACTAATTCTTCGTTTTTTAGCGTTTTAAATTCGTCTAGGGATTTTGTCAAGTCAGCGTAAATTTTGTCAATTGCTGCGCTGTCTGGTTTGATGATGCGGCTGTGCATGGCATCGCTTTCGCTCACCAATGGCACTCGCACTCGAAAGGCGTGGCCTCCAAGTTCAAACTTTTTGATGCGGAATTCTGCGCCTGTTCCCAGTGCGCTGGATAGTCTTGTCATGTTTACGCTTTCCTGTATTAAATAATTCTAGGTTGTCCACCAACATATTGCACAGTAGCCTCATTCATTCTTCTCGCCAATATTTCCCCTAGTTTTGTTACTGTAGCCTGCGCTTGTGATTCTAACGCTGGCCTCATAAATGGATGGGCTGGGTTTCTAGCAGAACCAAATTCCTGTGCAATGGCTCGTGCATCATACGGAAAATTTATAGATTTTGAAAACTTCCTAAATTTTTTTGCGTAGGCTTTTTGATCTGTTTTCCATAATGCTTCATTTTCTTCATAAAATTCCTGTCTTTTCTTTTTGGGAAACGCTTTTGTAGTCACGATTGCTATAACCGTATCTGATTGCGTTATGTATTTTGATCTCCTGTCTTTGTTGGTTGGACGCCTTGCTGACAATGTTAAAGTGTTTGCCAATTGCGTTGTGTCTTTAGGCGCTAAAGTTTTTGCAGCTTGTAACACTGTCTTCATTGCTTCCCGCACTGCAGGAATTAGGATTTTGCTCCTAGCATTTTTGTCGCCAACTTGTTGCGATAAACTTTCAAAAGCAGCATAAACATTGCCGATTCCTTCAAGTTTGATGCTGACGCTCATGTCATCCTCGGATAATATCTTTGTACATTAGGTTGTTAAGTTCTACAACAAATTTCACGATCTGCTCTGGCGTCATTGTGTCAGCATGGTTGGCAGCTATTTGATGCACCAGTTGGATGCCTGTCATCTTTTGCTGGGTAAACCCAAACCAATCCTTGCGGGATTCGGCTTGAGTTACCAAAAAATTCAGCAGATCATTCGTGTTCTGTATCTTGTCGGACATTTTTTTCCAAGAGTTTGAGGCAGACATATTCCGCTGAATCTGTGTCTACCTGTGTCAACGCCTCGGCTATTTCCGGTGCGCTGACTACCTGTTGCCGTGCAAGCGCAGCCAGGTCGCCGTAACTGGCAGTCATTTCTGCCAGCACCGCATCTATTGCTGTCATACCGTGTTGCTCCAGCCGTACTGGTTGCCACGGGGTTGGATCGTAAAGTTAACTTTGGCCTCGGCACCGGGTGCGCTGTCAATTGTCCACTGGCTAACCCTGCCGTTGAAAGCGTAATAGATGGTATTGGTTCCATCAGTTGCGGCAATTACGTAGGTGCGATCAATAGTCCCGTTGTAGGCATCTGCACGCAAGAGCAGCAACACGGTATCGCTTGGATTCCATGCCGCTGTGATGCTCATGCTTGTTGGCGCTGATTGCACAGGAATTTTGTCGCTTTGACGGGAACCTGCCACAGCAAATGATGCTACAGCATCGTCTTGTCCAAATGCCGGGATTGCTTCAACAGGCACCAAGTTGCCGCTGATTGCCAGTGGCGAAATGCTGCCTAAAACGCTCAAGTTTGCAGTCGTGATTGGTGTTGGCGTTGCGCTGGGTTGGGCATACATTGTGGCGGTAAAGCCGGGTAACACTTTTGTCGGGAGAGCCATGATAAGTTCCTTTGTGAGGTTGGTAAAAAATTTATTGTCTTATCAGGTTGGTATATCTAGTGTGCAGTCTAAGATTACGTGTCCGAGTTTCTCATCATTATCGTAGGTGTTGTAAAGCCATTGCACATCGGCCTTGCTGATCTGTATGCCGTAGGTTGCACCGCCAAACAATCCAGAGTAGCCGTGGAGCGATTGTAATATCTGATTGCTGATTGTAAAACCGTCTTCAATAACTTGCGTAAAAATACTGATCTGGAATACTGGCGTATCAATGCCCTTGACGGATTGCACATTACCGGTGTAGACGGGCTGGTGTATGTTTCGCAGCATCCAAGTTACAAATTTTGGCTCGGTAGCAAAGTTTCGGTTAAACGTAGCGTAGACCGGGACGGGCGTGACAATCGTTGTCAATGCCGCTTGGATGGCCCTGGCATATGTAACGGGGTTTTGTTGTGCCGTCATGTCGCAGTTACCGGATCATTGCGGTAGCACATTATCAAAACGCTCATTCGATCATCTGATTCCTGCACATCATTAATGCGCCAATCTTGCGTCCTGTACGTAATTGAAAACAAATGCTGCGAGTTAGCAATTGTCCGCATATTCGGTGTGTAGTTCAAACGAAACCGCACTAGGTTGTCGTACAGCCGATATTTTTCTGAGATTTTTAGATTGTTGCCTACCGCCGACACTGTGGCTCGGGTGTCAAACCATTTTGTCGTGGTTGTGGTTTGCTCACCAAAAGCCGTTAGGCTGAAGGTTAGATTATTGATTGCAATGTTTTCAAAACGTGCAATCGCCATTACATTACCAATTCTTTGTACGGGCGCAAAAGTGTATCTACGCCAAACGGAATATTTTTGAGCGATGCCTCAGTGCTGTTGCTGCGCTCGTTGTAAAGGTGCGTAAGCAGCAGCAGGCCAGCTTGTTTAATGGCTGGATACGTCTGTAGCGGGTTAGCGGCGGTAGTGTAGTTCACGACAATTGGGTTTGCCATGTCGCTTGTGATCGTGGGCAGGCTAGTCAGGATAACCCGGTTGCCGCTGGCATCGTAGTAGTAGGTTGATGCTGTTAGCAGGATAAGAGTAGGCGGTGCGCTGTTGTTGTAGTAGCCAACCGAGTTAATAGTTAATCCTGCTTGAGTAGAATACTGATTCTGGCTGACTGCTGGCAAATCTAGCGCCATAGGTGCGGTAATGGTTCCTTCTGCGCCGTACCAAACTCGATACGTCATTGCAAATATGGACATTCCCAAATAGTCTTCAATTGCAAACCTAGTCGCTAGTTCTAAGCTGCTCAAATAGGCGTCTTGGCTTTCGTCGTCAAACAAATTTAGCTGCTGGGTTATTTCTTCTAGCGTGAGCCAGGGCGTTACTACATCCCGGTTTAATTGCTCAATTTTTGCATAATTAAACGGGTTTCGAGTTGCCCCACCTTGTGCGCCAAGGATTTCGCTGGACATTTTTAAACTCCAACCAAACGGACACCGGCAAACGGATCACGGACAGTAGACACCATTCGGCGCTCGGCGTACAGCGTAATAAAGCCTGGTGCGCTTTGTTCCATCGCCTGGACAGTCATTTCCTCCACGTCCGCAATGGTTACAAACCGGGGCCAGTTAGCAAGGTAAATCGTAAATTTACCAGCCGCAATAGTTTCCATGTTTGGGTTTGGAATGACAGGCCAACCAAACAAATTAGCTACTGCGCCACCATCATCATCACCAGTTTCTGCCAACAATCGGCTAGCATTGCCGCTGCTTGCTGCTTTGAGTTGCCGCAAATCGTGAATTGTGTCTGGGTGCATCATCCAGGCGTTGCCGGGCAGACTCCAGTATTGCGCTGGAAAACTTTTTGCCATATTAACCAAATCATCGTACACAATTGCAGCGCCGTTTTGTGATACCGTTAGCAAAGTGTGGATGCCGTCTGTAATCGCGGTCCCAGATGAGCCGTAAGCGGCTGTGCCCCCGGTTGTGTAGTAATTCAGCCCACGCAGTCCATTTGTGCTGCCTGTGCTTGTCGTCGTAGATCCGGTTTGATCGTTGTTTAAGATCATGCTGGCAC